CGAATTGAATCTTCCCGTTTGCTTTGTCAATTCCTGTCGGGATGAATGCGCAGTCGCGGATATCTCCCAAGACCTTGAGCATCTCCACTTTGACGAGGTCTTCACTTGTCGCATCATACGAGACCGATAGAATCCTCCAATACGTATCCTTGATATAAACCTTGTCCGAGAACTCGAACGTCGCTAATTCGGAGCGAGTGAGACGGAAGAAGGCTGTGAGCTTTCGAGCATCCGAAGAATACAACTCATTCACAAATGGTCGCCAATAACGATAATACAGAGCGTTCAAAGGGAAGGCTTCAATCGTATGAAAGGGAGGCTCTCCACCGAAGGAAAGGTCTTCATCACCGACCGAAGCATTGAGTTCGCTGTATTGAGAAAATGCCGGATAACTCGAGGCAATAACAGAAGCGGTATTGGTGTCGTTCTGATATCGGAAAGCTCCCGGAACTAACCCGTTCCAGAACGCCAAACGCGGGAGTGGCTTTCGAATTGTTTTCTCTTCTTGGTTGGTGTCGATTAACATTCGGTGAACCGCATAACCCGTCGAAGGAATTCGTGAAACAACGTGAGGTGCAAACGGTGTTTTGATTTCTTTCGTTCCCGAAGCGAAGTCGTTCACTGGGTCATCAACTCGATACCTTCCATACACTCGCGAAGCATTTTTGAACACCAAGTCGTTAACAAGGTCTTTTCCGTTGGTATGCGTCCAATCGTATTGTCTCGCTTGGAGGTCGGTTGTTGGTGCGAGGGTGATGTCTTTCGATAGGTCAATCTTATTCGTCCAATCCTTCGAAGCTCCACTCGCCATATAATCGTTGAACGGCTCTATCTCGAGATGTTTGGCGTTGTTGCGATCCGGAATGAATACAAGATTAAACATCTTCTGAAGCCCTGACACGAAGTCGATTTGCTTCATCTCCGGGAGGTTGCCCGTGATGTTTATGTTTCCGCTTGTTACGTTAGAGATATAAGGCACCTGCCACCATGTGGTGAGATTGCTTATTTCACCGTTTCCATCCAGCGTCAAGGGGTGCGAGGAGTTGTCCACGAAGTATTGAAATTCAACCGTATCATTCTCATCAAGAATAAATTCAGGCGAGAGGAAATTGTGTTGCACGTCATTGAACTCTGGACTTCCCATATCATCAATAAACTCGAAAAGCTCTGAGCCGTTTTTTGAGAGTCTCATCGAAACGGAGTTGCTCGAGTGACTCATCCTTCCGTAGACGTTTATTCGAAAACGGTAGAATGCACGATAGGGAGCCGTGAACGTGGTTCCGCTTGTAAACCTATCGCCCTCATCAAAAAAGGGTGTTGATTCGCTCCAGCTTGTTATACTCGTGTAATTTGGGTGAGCCGTTAATCCAGTGAGGTTTGATTGTAATCCGACGAGCATCAAATTTGCCCCTTGCACGACATTGCTTGCTGGAGTCAAAGACCCGTTGTAAAGGGTTAAGTATAAATCGGTAAATCGAGTAAAGAAATTCGAGTCGTAGGTATAACCCGCCTCGGTCATTATCTCCTCAAATAACTTTGCAACCTGAAAATATGGGGTAAAGTCTCCGTGTTCGAGTGGGTTACTGGTCGACCATATATTCTGACTCGTCCAGTTCTGCCCCTTGTCCGGAATGCCGTATTTTATTACTCCGCTGAATAAATTACCCGCCCAACTATCTTCAAGTTTTGTCGCGTTCAAGTCGTGATCGTAAGCCGACAAATCAAGGTCGGTGAGCATCGCGTCCCCGATATCCCGTGACAGATTAGCCGTCTCACCGAATACCGCAATCTCAACGTCTGCATATTTGCCCTTTTGAACGTACACCGCTTTTACCTGGGCAAAACCCCGCATGACCGGAATCGTGTTGTAAGTGAGTTCCGCATCGACCTTGACCTTTGGATCCCATGTCGTAATAAGACCGAACTCATTCACCGCCCCGAAGTAGTCTTGATTCTTCTTCGTGAGTGGTACGCGGAAGGTCTGCGAGAAGCTCGAGGATGAAGCGTTGATATCCTGTATATCCGAGAACTGATAACTCAGATTCACCGGCTCGTTCTCGTAGAGTTCGATTTCATTTCCTGCAAGGGTGAGTCTTAGCATCGGATACTTTGTGCGAGTTCTACATTAAACGAAGTGATAAACACCTTCGAGACGGTCTCCTCTTCGATTTGCATCGAGTTCGTTTGGATGGTAACAGGAACCCAAGTCCCGTCGATTCGTGCCATAACGTTTTTACTCCTCATGCAATACTGCATCAAGGTGACTTCCTCAATGGTGAGAACGCTGTTGAGTTGATAGGTCTCTTTTGCTTCGAGTTGATACGGCTTGATTTCACGTGCGCTGGAAGCGAGTTCGAATTGCGCTCCGCTATAATCCCCGACAATCTTTCGGTATGTCTTCTCCTCGCGAGTTACGGTCTTTTGTTTCTTCCCGTTGAATCGGAGATAATCCCATCCGCCCCGAGTATTTGCCCAACCCAATTGAACAGGCTCGTTCTTCGTGTTTCTGCAATTGTTACGGATGCGGAGGATGTTTCCCGTTTGAACAGAATCGGTTGAGGGTATGACATCGTAATGACCCCAGCCCCCGGTGACCGCATTCAGAGCCGTTGTGATTGGATTGAATGAAGCGGGATAAACATAGGCATAAAGAAGGCTCGCATCGTTGTTCGCGTCCGTCCAGCTTGTAGTTGGAACGAGTCCTCCGTTCGTTGAGTTGACTATATAAGTGAGGGTATCGTCAAGGCTTCCGGCTGTGTCGTAGGTGTTTATGAGGAACCGAGTAATAAGTGAGCCGGTATCGTCGCTATTGATGAACGCTGCAACTCCGTTGTCTTCAATCCCTGCCGTTACCTCGATGACGTTATTCGAAGGGATGCGATCCGTCAACCAAACTTTCTTCGTTGAAGCGGTGCCGTAATAATCCGAGAACGAAGGGTCTAACCCTTGTGAGAGTTGTTCGTATCCGTCAAAATGGTAATAATATGAAGACTGATCTTCTGCCAATTCTTCGGTCGTGCCGTCAAAGAATCCAACCAGCACCCGATAACGCTTCATATTATCGTTCGACCGAGTGAACATCTTGTTATTGAACTTGTGAATCGTAGCGGTCGAGTTGTACTTCAAAGAATCCACCTCAAGCCGTCCCTCTATGACTTCGGACAAATCAAAAAAAGCGTTATCCGCTGGATTCGGAGTCAAGTAAATTTTCGATATGATCGTTCCATTCTCTTCAACCTGCACGATATATCGATAATCATCGGTGACCGTTTCATTTGGGCTGAAGGTGAAAAGTAGCTTTCGCCCTGCGGGGATCCAATCGTCTGAAGGTGCTGCTTCTATTTGCGCCATTAGTTCTTTATCGTTATGTTTCCGAGGTTAGCCTTGAATTTACCCGCGATATCTTCCGCGAATGCTGCTCCGAGTTTCTTCGTGTATCGTTTGCTCACGGCTGTATATGCTTTCTCATAAAACCGAAGTCCTACAATTCCCTTACGTTTGACCGCTCTCGCCATAAGGAAAGCAGCGGACTTAATGTTGGACTCTGTTCGTTTCTTGAACCTGCCCTTCTCATCTCTGAGCTTTATCCCTTTGGCTTTCATCCACTTCACAAAGACCGAGGAGGGAGGTTGCTTGCGAAACGTAAAGGGAGACCCTTGATTCTTGCGAGTGCCGTTGACTCCAAAGCTGATGAATGGAGCGTACTTCTTCGCTTTGCCTTTGGCTCCAAAGCTTATCTCTCGAATCTCGTTCCCACGAACGCGGACGCGGTAATTGAGAGACCGCTTCAGCGTACCCGTTGCGACTCCGTAATTCTTATTCTTGCCGATCCTACGCCCTCCAAGGTGCCTCTTTGCACTCTTGAGGATATCATCTGCAAACGCGATAAGTGTCTCGTTGACTTTACTCATATCCCTGCGCGTTCGGATGCCTTGCGGCAATGATTCTTCTCGATGCTATCGAGTAACAAAGTCAGCCATAAACCAAGACCCGTGAGCGTTCGTTCTCGTTGGTTGGCTCCCAGCACAGCCGAAACGGAATGATTCCCGAAAGGAACGCCCGAATCAATTAGAAGCCGATTAAGGAACTTTGATGCGGTTACCGATACAATTATCGACACGTCTCGAAAGAGGTCGTATATAGCTCTCCAAACGCTTCTGAGGATATCTGAGGTGATTAAGAAGAGCGACTCAACAAACGAGTAAACAATCCCGAAAGGGATCGCTACGATTGCGAGAACCAAGAGGAAGAGTATTTTTATTGCTTTCATGACGGCATCAAACTTTGAATTGCTGCAATATCCTCTTCTGTTAATCCGTCCGCGTCATGGCTCAACTGCATCCCAACAAATACCGCTTCGCAGTAGTTGCCTAGCACGTGATTAATAAAAAGCTCCGCGCCTGTGACCGCAACAACCGCTTCAATTTGTTCTTGAGTGTATTGCATTAGATTATATTCATGTCTGCGTTCGTTAAATCAATCTGTAAAGTATCATTGATTACTGTATAGTTTGTGCCGTCCGTGCTTCCGCTAATTGTGACGTATCGAATACTTGAACCGCTATAAAATCGAATAGTGCCGCTGCTCATTGTATAGCTTGCACCCATGTCAATAATCAAATAATTGTTTGCGGTTGAGGTTGTAAGTGACCACCACCACGTTGAGGTTGATGAGTCAAAAGCTTTATAAGGTGAATAACTACTGAACGTATGACCCGCACTTGCAACAAAAGGACTTGGTGCGTTGTCCGCTGTCATATCGCTGGGGTAATCTGTGCCGCTGCTTGTATATCTCCAATCCCTTATTCCCATGTGCAAGCTGCTAGCGTTGCCTGACGAATCAACTCCAACGCATTTGAAATATCGGAAAGTTGCTGTAAGTTTATCATAAGTACCTGTTACCTCTGCGGATTGTACGAAATCACCGAATTCCTGCACCCGCACTTTTACGGTTCTTGTAGAGGTGCTGGCGTTTGTATCAGTCCACGTTAAAACGCCATTGCTGTCAGTTATATTCGCGTTTGTGACAATTTCAGTTCCTCCAATAAATACAGAAGCATTTACCGTTGGTTGCGTATATGAAGCATAATTTGTTATGGTTACGGTTTGAACCGCTCCATAAATATCCGACATCGTGCTAAGAGTCGGACTGGTTGTAGCTGTACCGCCACCGCCCTGCGTGGTAAAAAACCCGTCTACGTTATTTATGTCCGCTGTTGGGACTCCTGATATTTCTCCCATATTATGAATCTATTTGCACCCAATCTTTCGATGGGTCGAAGTAAACGGCATAAGCTGAACCAATCGCGCCAATATAGTAACCGACAACCCTCGAGTATTCGTCTGCTGTTGTTGGTGCTGTCGCGCTAAATGTACCCGATGCGCCAAGCCATAACGGGGCACCCGCAGCCGATCCGCTAATTGCACCGCCTGCGTCAACCATCCCTTGCAATACAACTTCATTGCTTCCAGTGTGAAATCCAATTAGTTTTTTTGCATTGGCGTTATCCCTCGCGGCTAACGCATCACCCATCACATCAACAATCTTATCATCTGCTACGGATATCGTCGCAGTCATCAATATATTTTGCCCCGTGTTAAGCGCGTTTGTTGCGTAGTTCGTAGTAATGTCATCAAGCTTGGTTTTGTCTGCACTACTCATTGAACCCGCTGCGCTTGTTGTCGCTGCCGTTATTGCAATGTCTGGAGTATTGCCCCCGCTGCTTGTAATCGGTGCCGTTCCTGTTACTGCCGTCAATCCACCGCCTCCGCCTCCGCTGCTCGCAATTGTAATTGTGTCGCTACCGTTGTCGGATATGGTCACGTTTGCACCCGCTGCAATCGTCAAGCCGCCCGTCAAGCTGTTTACCGAAGTAACACCTCCACTTGTTCCGTTTGCTGCCGCTGTAATCCTTCCCTGCGCGTCTACGGTTATGTTCGCGTTCGTGTATGCCGCTGCTGTTACCGCTGTGTCTGCAAGGGCAATTGTACCGCTTCCCGTAATTGTGCCTCCTGTTAATCCTGTTCCTGTTGCTACGCTTGTAACTGTGCCCGCGTTGTTGCTTACATCTGCAAACGAAAGAACACCCGATCCGTTAGTTGTTAAGGCTTGTCCGTTCGTTCCTGTGTCATCTGGAAGAACAAGGGTGTAACTAGCTGCCGCGCTATGTGGAGGAGATTGAATCTTAACACCGTGCGAATTCTGGTTGCAATTGAGTTGAATCGCTCCATCGTTAGTGTCTCCTTTTACTTCTAGAACACCCGTTCCATTTGGAGCTAAAATGATATTTCCGTTCGTTGTGGACGTGTCTATCTCACGAGCCTGAACATCAAGGTTGCCTCCGAGCTGTGGTGAGGTATCATCAACGACCGTTGCAATCTTCGCGTTGTTTGCGGTAATGTCTGAAGCTTGTTGGGTTGTGATGCCCACCTTTGCCGTATTCGCTGCGACTGCGCTATTCGCTGCAACCCGTGCCTCCGTATAGTAGAGATTGCCGTTCTCGTCAATGTCTCCCGTATCCAAAACCACAACGCCCGTTTGACCGTTTACCGAGTCAACAGGTACATTCGGGATGTCGGTCGTGAGTGCAAGCGTACCGCCTGAGCTTGGAAGAAGAACTGTTATATTGCCCGCGTTCGGAGCACGAAGCCAAATCTTACCCGTTGCGTTTTCCCAATATGTTAACGACCCTTGTTTGAAGATGATATCGGCAACCGTGGAAACAGCGTCACTTCCTTCGATGGTCATCGCCTCAAATTCAACTTCGTTTCCTTCGGTACCCGCTGCCACCGAGAACGAAAGAACGCCTGGAGAGGCTTCGCTTATGGTCAGTCCCGAATGATTGACTTTCATCTTTGCGCTATTAGCCAAGATGTCTATATATCCCTTCGTTGTGTCGTTGAGGGTGTCATATACTTGCGCCCCTGTTCCGCTTGCTTTAAACCGCGCGAGAAGCTCTTGCAGACCTCCGTTGACCATCCACTTTTGGACGCCTGAGTTATAAGATAAAACATCGCCTTGCTCGGGACTAATAATATCAACATCCGTTAAATCATTCAGAGTCTCTGCTCCTCCGCCTCCAGTGTCAAGAGTTACAACCCCGTCTCCATCATCGGTCAAAGTTCCGTTGGTTACTTTGATCGTGCGAACCGATAAGATATCCGGTGTTCCGTCAATCTCAAGCATCCGAAGGAATCCTCTTCGAGCGTATGACGGTTCCGTCCCACCTTCCGGAGATACTCCGTCGATGGGAGCATTGCAAGCGTCCCACTCGTAGGGGATGGCAACCGACAAATCCAAGAGCACTCCCGAGAGGACGTTCTTTGTCTCTTCTTCGAGTGGTGTTGTCGTAGCGTTTACGACTTCATAGTCTTGAGCGAAGGTGAAGATATTGCCACCCATGCGGATGTCCGCGATAATGTCTTCAGCGCATTGCTCTGCATCCGATACGACCTCCCTTTGTCGTTCTACTTTATCCGTCTTATCTGCTGGCACGTCCAAGATATATACCTCGATATTGTACGTCTTGGTTCCGCTGTCATACGTTGCCCCGGTGTACACCAAGTGCATGAGAGGGAACTCGGTAAACTTTGCGAGATCCACATCATCCGGAGAACCGAATGAGAATGACTTGATAAAGAAGTGACTCGTCGCGAAGTCTTCGAACCTTTCGACGATGTTATTGAACGTGATCATGTGCTCTGTCTTTTAAATAGCTG